CTAATGAAGCAAATGTATACGCTTCCTGCCATTGCTGGTTTTTTTCATGAAACTGAGACATAAAAAAATAAGCCTCAGCGCGTTGTGGTAAATACGCAATAGCCTGAAGCAAACAGTTGGATACCGTTACTTGCCTATCGTTCATGAACTCGAAACATTGAGCAACTTTTATTAACGATGTGTAGGTAATTAGTAAATGTTTTTCGTGTCCATATTCGGCAGCGCGTAAATAAAAAGACACAGCCGAAGCACTTTGATTTAAGGCTTGATATTCCTGAGCACACGCAAAATTCAATTCTGGATTGAACGGGTCGTGCGATAATTCGCCTACTAGGCTCTCAATGCTCATATGCCAATGCCTCCATTATTAAATCTTCAACAACTAATTGCGGTACTTGTAAAACAAAAGCAGCGTTATCTTGAAAACCGAACGACACCAGTAAATCATCATTCAAGCGAGCAGCGCCAACGCAAAACTCAACACGAGCGTCTAAGAAAGAAAATGGTCTAGAAAGTCCAGCAAAATTGAACTGTTCGTCCCAAATAAGTAAGCGATGACGGTAGATAGCATCTTTCTGCTGAAGATAATTTTTGAATAAATTAACTTCGTGAGTAATGGATATGTACATATTGCCCCAACGAAGAACCTGCGATGACCCACGCTGGTCTGCGGGAGCGGTCGGTGTTTCAATTAACTTAATTTGTTCGGTCAAAGGCTCGTCAGGGTCAGCCGTAACAATCTCGGTAGGCATAGACCATTTGATAAACTGGAAAGGCTTATCGAGAATAGGCACCCAATTCTTTTCGCAGTAAGAATTATCAGGCGCAGGGGCAGGGATTCGCGTGCGATGAACCTCTTTAGCCGTAAAAGCCTTTTTGTCGAAATCAAGGTGCGTATATTCCATGCGACCTTCACCGTGAGTAGTGGTGTCGCGCCGAACGCCAATCAGGAAATAGTCGCCGTACCATTGAACAAGACGAGCATCTTCCAAACCTACAAAACTCCAAATAGGTTCAACATCTAAAAGCGATGTGTCCACTTTGGTATAGTTAGTCATGGCGAGGTTGGTATCAAGACGGCACAGATAGTTGGTTGTTACCAGCCTTCTATCTTGTTCAGGGTGTAGATACGAAAGAGGTCCCCAACGGCTAGGGAATTGTTGTTGATTTTCGGCGTGATATAAAGTGTAATTAACATGCCGAAGATTGACGAGAATATCTCCCTCGTCGTCGATGAAAATTGACGGATTCATAAGACCCGTACCTGATGTTAAACCATGCGAGATAACTAAAGGTGCTAGTTTACCGCCATGGGAAATTGCCTTCTCCACAAGATTCATAAAAGTCAGTATAGAGGAAAATAGGAGCACGAATGGGCTTACTTGATAGATTGGCTAAAGCAGTCGCAGACCAAATTGCTAAAGCCCCAAATTTACCGCCCGGAACTATTACCATGTCTGAACAAGATATGGTGAATCGTTCTAGCCCTATGAACCAAACCTACGGACAATCTGTTGGGCTGCCACGAAATCCTGTTTGGCCTACTGTGCCATTTACTCCCGGACAACCTATTGTTCCCGGAGCCATCAACCCCATTCGTGAAGATGGTCGTCCTGACCCACGCAGATATGAATATCAAGTTGCGCAGAACATCAACATCACAGAAACGCGCCTCGTTCCATTTAAGACACTTCGCGCTACCGCAGACCAAGTAGACATAATCCGCCGTTGTTTAGAAGTTATTAAAAACAAAGTAACTGGTATGGATTGGGATATTGTTTTATCTGACGACGCTTCTGAAAGAATTTCTGCTGAGTCTGGTAAAGACCATGTGCGCGCTATGGCATCGGCTCGGCAAAAATATACCGAAGACATTGCTCGTCTTCGTAATTTCTGGGAAAGCCCTGACAAGGCTAATGGTTATACATTTTCCGACTGGATTAACTTATCTCTAGAAGAAATTCTTGTTGTTGACGCATGGGCTATTTGGCCTCAGCGTTCAGTCGGCGGAGATTTATATGGATTTCAGGTTCTTGATGGCACAACCATCAAACCTTTAATTGACGACCGAGGCATGCGTCCAATGCCACCTAATCCTGCGTTTCAGCAAATTCTCTATGGATTTCCTCGTAGCGAATTCATGGCGCCTAACGAACTGGAAGATGCCGATGGGGAATTCACATCTGACGAATTATCTTATTTGGTCAAAAATAGAAGGTCATGGACTATCTATGGATTTTCCCCAACTGAACGCTCACTTCCTCTTGCTGACATTTATTTGCGAAGACAACAATGGTTACGAGCAGAGTATACAGATGGCGTACTCCCTGAATTGATGTTCCAAACCGACGCAACCTTTGGTAATAATCCAGAGTTGTTACGGGCTTACGAAAACATATTCAATGATGATTTGGCAGGACAAACACAACAGCGCAAGCGTTCACGCGTATTGCCTGCTGGTTTCGTGCCTCATCAATTTGATGGGTATGGCGAAAAGTTCAAGGATGTTTTAGATAATTATCTAGTAACTTCTATCTGTGGTCATTTTGGTGTGTTGCCTAGTGAAATTGGTTTTAGCGGTAGTGGTTCACTCGGCGCTTCAGGACTACAACAAGGCGAAACTCTATCAGGAGAGGTAATTGGTATCGCCCCGCTCGTAGATTGGGTAAGCCGACAACTTACAAATCTTTCTTACCTTTATCTTGGAATGCCACGCGAACTTGAATTCAAGATTCTGTTCGAGTCCAAGATAGATACAGAAGGCGATGCTCGTCGCATGGACATTGAATTAAAGAACGGTAATCGCACAGTTAATGAAGCGCGTTCCGCGAGTGGTTTGCCATTATTGGATACACCACAAGCAGACATGCCCATGATTCAAAGTGGTGCTGGATTATTCTTCTTGTCGCCAGAAGGGATTATAGATGCAACAACCGCAGCAGGAGCGAGTGCTCTTGAAGGTCCTGATGCTACGGCAATTGACGACGAACTCACTATCGGGCAAGAAGCCGAAACCGAAACAGGCAAACCTGTTCAAGAAGTGGTTAGCGATGCGCAGGAAAAGGAAAATAATCAAACTACTGAGGAAGTTAAGAAATTCCTCAAATGGTTACGCAAAGGACAACGCAAACGCCCGTTCAATTTTGAAGTAATTGAACCTGATTATGCCAAAGTAATTAACACTTATCTTGCTATCGGTGACGAAGAATCGGCTCGTTGGCATGCGGAAAGATATATAGGGCTGTAAATGAAACCGAACACAAAGCGCCTCAAAACAAGGCTTGCTGTTCGGCATCAACGCGCTATTCGCAATGCGATACAGGCATCGGTAAATATCCAAGACATAGTTGATGCTTGGTTTGCTACTTTTAGTGGACAAGCAGAAAGCGTTACACCTGACCAAGCACGGGCATGGGCGCGCGTTCACATTATTGTTAATACTGAAATGATACGAAATGCGTTATTCAATTTATACGCAGATAGTGTCATTCTGGGAATTGATTTAACCGATTATCAAATAGGGCGAAAAACAAAACAAAATAAAGCAGCAGCGAAAAAGAAAAAACCTATCAATCTAGGCAGCGCTCCTATAAATTGGGAAACTTGGCGTCCGGGTAATCGGGCAGCAGCACTACGCTTACGCCCCAATGCTACGCTTTATGCTTTACTCAATCGTGGTCAAAGTATGTCTGACGAAATAACCATGACAACGGTAAAACGAATTGGTACCATTTTAGCCAATACATTAAAACAAGGTTTGTCTCCTGCCAAAACATCTATTCTGATAGATGAATTGATAGATGACCCCGTAAGAGCATTAACGATTGCTCAAACGGAGACTTCTTACGCAGTAGTACAATCATCACTAGATTTATATCGTGAAACTGGTGTTGAAATGATTGAATATTTAGTCGCAGACCCCTGCGATTTATGTTCAGAAAACGAAGCAGCCTCACCGATACAAATAGGACAGGAGTGGCCAAATGGCGACCCACCTGTTCACCCTAATTGTATGTGCGATGTTGCTCCTTATTTAGAAGACTAAACATAAACGAGTAAAGGATAAACATGAAAGATACGAGCGTATATGCTGGCATCGTCAAAATGGACGATAATGGTGACGGCACTCTTACCGTTTATGGTAAAGCCACAGACGACTCCGTCGATATTGACCAGCAGATTTGTGACCCTACATGGCTAGATAAAGCAATGCCAGAATGGTTCATGACGGGCGGTAACATTCGCGAACAACACAGCAACATTGCTGCTGGCGTCGCGCAAGAATATGAACAGAAAAAAGATGGGCACTACATCTCCGCGCTTGTGGTTGACCCAGTTTCCGTGAAGAAAGTTAAATCACGAGTACTTAAAGGTTTCAGCATCGGTATCAAAGCACCGCGTGTTGTTAGAGACCAAAAGGCTGCGAATGGTCGCATCATTGATGGTCAAATTGTAGAAGTTAGTTTGGTCGATAGACCTGCTAATCCAAATTGCCAACTTGTTTTGGCAAAATCAGTCAATGGTGAAAAGTCACTAACGAAAGTAGAGGAACTGGTGGAAACTAGCATAGAAAAAGAAACAACAGCAGAAGGAATGCCTATGAGCGGTGAAGCCACAAATGTTCCTTCCCGCGAAGAAATGGTAGAGCGTTACGCTGCTGCTCGCAAAGCACTAGACGAAGTTAGTCGTATGTGTAAAGAATGTGGTTATGACGATATTGAAAAACAATATGGTGAAACCGCAGAACAGGAAACTGCTGAAGGTTCATATCCAAACGCAGCCGAACAAGAAGTTGCTGAGGCTTTTGGAGAAAAACCACTTGACAAGGAAATCACCGCAGATGACGCAACCGAAATGGACAAATCTGTTCATAAATGTCTAGAATGCGGTTGTAACATGCCAGCAAATAATCACGGCAATCCAAATGTATCGACTGCTGTAATGAGCAATCCAAATGAGATGCCAACTGGCGGTCCAGTTATTCAACCACCAACGCCTAAGAGCGTTGAAACAATCACCCCACTACCTTCAATTGAAACAGTGGGTACTCCATCTGAACATGAAGATTTCGACGAAGAAGATTCGTCGAATAAGTCCCTGCTCGCTGACGGTCTAGACGCCGTCATTGAGAAAGCCGTAAAGAGTGCTATGACTTCAGTACAAGCAGAAATTGCTGAGTTGAAATCCGCAAAAGAGGCGGTAGAGAACAAGGCAGCATCTCTTGAAACAGAACTGGCAACGGCAAAATCTCTCGCAATAGGTGGGGGTCCAAAACGGACAACCATAGCGACAGGTGCTAAAACAAACAATGAGTGGAAAGCAAAAGCAGATTTATATCTTGCTAAAGCCTCCGCTACAACCGACCATGACTTGGCTAAGGGATATCGCGAAATGGCAAAAGATTATCTTGCCAAAGCAAGTTCCGAAGCACAAGCATAACTCTTTACAGAAAGAATATAATGGCTAAAACACAACTCAAAGCAGCGGACTTATACAATGAGTCCAATCCAAAAGTTGCTGCTGAGCGCCATGAGGAATACACCGCAGAACTAAGCAAGGCGCTTTC